ACCACGCCGCCGTCATCGCAAGGCTCGGCGATCCGGGCCAGCTCGACCGCTACCGGACGGTCTTCATCGACTCGATCACGGTGGCCGGACGGCTCTGCTTCCAATGGGCCAAGGGCCAGCCGGAAGCGTTTTCCGACAAGACCGGCAAGCCCGACATCCGTGGCGCCTACGGCCTGCATGGCCGCGAGATGATCGCCTGGCTGACCCATCTGCAGCACACGCGTTCGAAGAACATCTGGTTCGTCGGCATCCTCGACGAGAAGCTCGACGACTTCAATCGCAAGATCTTCGTGCCGCAAATCGACGGCGCCAAGACCGGCCTCGAGCTGCCCGGCATCGTCGATGAAGTCATCAGCATGGTCGAGCTGAAGGACGATGACGGCGCACCGTACCGCGCCTTCGTCTGCCAGACGCTCAACCCCTTCGGCTTTCCCGCCAAGGATCGCTCCGGCCGGCTCGACATGATCGAACAGCCGGATCTCGGCCGGCTGATGGGCAAGATCCGCAATGCCGCGCGCCAGGCTTTCGCAGCGCCGGCGACAGCCGCCTCCACCCAATCCTCCTCCGCAACTCAAGAACAAGGAGCCTGACCCATGTCGGTATGGAACGATTTCAACGACGCCCCGACCAACACCAACCTGATCCCCAAGGGCACGCTCGCCAAGGTGCGGCTCACCATCCGGCCCGGCGGTTTCGACGATCCGTCGCAGGGATGGACTGGCGGCTACGCCACGCGCGGCTCGACCGGCGCGGTCTATCTCAATGGCGAGTTCACCGTGCTCGAAGGTCAGTACGCCCGTCGCAAGATCTTCACACTGATCGGGCTCTACAGCCCCAAGGGTCCGGAATGGGCAAACATGGGGCGTGGCCTGATCCGCGGCATGCTGAACTCGGCCCGCGGCCTTTCCGACAAGGATCAGAGCGAGGCAGCACAGGCCGCGCGTCGCATCTCGGGCTTTGTCGATCTCGACGGGCTGGAGTTCGTCGCCCGCATTGACGTCGGCACCGACACCAATGGCGACGACAAGAACGAGGTCCGCTCCGCCGTCACCGCCAACCACAAGGACTATGCCGCAATCATGGGGCTCGTCCCGGCGACACCGCAAACCAGCCCAACCAGCGCCGCACAGGGCAATACCTATGCTGCGGCCAAACACCAAGGCGCGGCGCCGTCGGGCCGCCCCTCCTGGGCACAGTAGCGCGGGGACCGGCCATGCTGCTTCGTCCTCGCCAGAAACTCTTTGTCGAGCGCAGCGTCGCCGCGCTCGGCGCCCAGCCCAACACGCTGGGCGTGGCTCCGACCGGGGCCGGCAAGACCATCATGCTGTCCGCCGTCGCCGGCAACATGATCGGCGATAGCGGCGCCAAGGCGGCGGTGCTTGCCCATCGCGATGAACTGACCGCGCAGAATCGGGAGAAGTTCACCCGCGTCAATCCCACGATTACTACCTCGGTGGTCGACGCGAGCGACAAATCCTGGAAGGGCCGGGTCACCTTCGCCATGGCGCCGACACTGTCGCGCAGCACCAACCTCACCAATATGCCGGCGCTCGACCTGCTGGTGATCGATGAGGCGCATCACGCTACCGCCGACAGCTACCGGCGCATCATCGACCAGGCGCTGAAGCGCAACCCGTCCTGCTGCATCTTTGGCGTCACTGCCACGCCAAATCGTGGCGACCGCAAGGGATTGCGCGAGGTTTTCTCCAATGTCGCCGACCAGATCCGCATCGGCGAACTGATCCGCTCGGGTCACCTGGTGCCGCCACGTACCTTCGTCATCGACGTTGGTGTCAGGGACGAACTGGTCAGAGTGAGGAAGACCGCCAGCGACTTCGACATGGGCGAAGTCGAGCGCATCATGAATCGCGCACCAGTCACCGATGCCGTCATCCGGCACTGGCAGGAGAAGGCCGCCGAGCGGCAGACCGTGGTGTTCTGCTCGACGGTCGACCATGCCCGTAGCGTTGCCGACGCCTTCAACGAGGCCGGTGTCGCCGCAGCCCTCGTTCATGGCGAGATGGGTGACGGCGAGCGCAAGGCTGCGCTTGCCGCCTATGCCGTCGGTGGCATCCAGGTCGTCGTCAATGTGGCCGTGCTGACCGAGGGCTGGGACCACCCACCAACCTCCTGCGTCGTGCTGCTGCGCCCATCCTCATACAAATCGACGATGATCCAGATGGTCGGGCGAGGCTTGAGGACCGTCGATCCCAACGAGCATCCGGACGTCGTCAAGACCGACTGCGTGGTGCTCGATTTCGGCACTTCGAGCTTGATGCATGGTTCGCTCGAGCAGGAGGTCGATCTCGTTGGTCACAAAGCCTCCGGCGACGCGCCGACGAAATGCTGCCCGCAATGTCAAGCGGACATCCCGCTCGGCTGTCAGGAATGCCCGCTCTGTGGCTACGTCTTCGAAAGCATCGATGGCAATGACGACGTCCCTCTCGGCGATTTCGTCATGTCGGAGATCGACCTGCTGAAGCGGTCGAGCTTCCGCTGGTGTGATCTGTTCGGCGACGACGCCGCACTGATGGCCAACGGGTTCTCCGCCTGGGCCGGTGCCTTCTTCCTCAATGGTCGCTGGTACGCGGTTGGCGCTGCGAAAGGGGTCGAACCGCGCCTGCTCTCGATCGGCGAGCGCATGGTGTCCCTGGCCGCCGCCGACGACTGGCTGAACGAGCACGAATCCGACGAGAGCGCCCACAAGACCAGGCGCTGGCTATCGCAACCACCCACCGACAGGCAGCTTGCGTATCTGCCACCCGACTACCGGCATGATTTCGGGCTGACCCGCTACCAGGCTTCGGCGCTGCTCTCCTTCCAGTTCAACCGCTCCGCCATCCGCAGCCTCGTCTTCGGTGCCGACCGGCAGGACCTGGCGAGGGCGGCATGGTGATCGACCCGACGCTCGCCGAACAGGCTGCAGTCCGCAGCACCATGAAACCCATTGCCGAGATCATGGAGGAGATCGGCTGGCAGACCCGGCTCGCCGATCTCTCGGAGCCGCAGGTGCTCACTCTGATCGATGTCACCGTCACCAGCTTCCAGGACGCGCTTCGTGAACACGTCGCAGCCAATCGCGCCGCCGATCCCGAGGTGCCGTTCTGATGCTGGACTTCAATCACAAACCGAAGCCGGGCGAACAGATCACCAACCTGATCGATGCCGCCCTCGAGGATGAGCACGCCGTCACGCCGCCACGCAACTACCTTGGCGGCTCGCGCCTCGGGCACGCGTGCGAGCGTGCCCTGCAATTCGAGTTCACCGCCACGCCAAAGGATGTCGGCGCCGGCTTTACTGGCCAGACGCTGCGCATCTTCGCCATCGGCCATGCGCTCGAAGACCTCGCCATCCAGTGGCTGCGGACCGCGGGCTTCGACCTCTACACCCGCAAGGGCAATCGGCCCGATGGTGGTCAGTTCGGCTTTTCGGTCGCCGGCGGCCGCATCCGTGGCCATATCGATGGCATCATCGCGGCCGGACCCGATGGATTTGGCATGGCCGTTCCCGCGCTCTGGGAATGCAAGACCATGAACGCGAAGAACTGGCGTGCCTGCGCCAAGGATGGCGTGACAAAGTCGAAGCCGGTCTACGCCGCCCAGATCGCGCTCTACCAGGCCTACATGGAAGGAACCGTCCCCGGCATTGCGGCCGCGCCGGCGCTGTTCACCGCCATCAACAAGGACACCGCCGAACTCCATCACGAGCTGGTGCCCTTCGATGCCGCTCTGGCGCAGCGCATGTCCGACCGTGGCGTGCGCATCCTGGAGGCGACCGATGCCGGCGAATTGCTGCCGCGCATCGCCAGCAATCGCGATTTCTACGAATGCCGCTTCTGCCCGTGGGCCAGCCGCTGCTGGGAGCAGCCCGCATGAGCGGCGAGCGTGACGACGACATGACCAGTTCTGCCGAGCAGCCCGCGGCCGGCGAGATCGTTCATTTCAATCCCTGGCGCGACTTCAATGACGCGCCGGTGCAAGTCGATGTGTTCGGCGACGAGCCAGATCCCGACCAGATCGCGCAGTTCATGGAGGTGGTGTTCGGCTACTGCGAAGGTCTGATCCCGGTCCGCAGCTTCATCGACAAGGGTCAGGGGTTTGATGGCCGCCCGCATAACATCTGGATCGATGCCGACCGCTCGGTTGCCGACAAGATGGCGACCTTTGCCGCATGGGCCGGTCGCGAGGGTGCTGCCGTCTATGTGATCCCCGGCACCGTTGCTGCCAAGGGTCAGGCCAAAGCCGCCGACATCCTGCAGATGCAGACTGTGGTGGTCGATATCGACACCGGCAACATCGCCGCCAAGCGCGCCCATCTCGAGCGCCATCTCGGCCCGCCGACCATGGTGGTGGAAAGCGGCGGGGCAACGCCCGAGGGCCAGCGCAAGGCCCATGTCTGGTGGAAGCTGAACGAACCCGCTGAGGGTGACGACATCGCGCGCATCTGCCGTCTGCGCGGCGACATTGCCGCGAAGATCGGCGGCGATACGCATTTCCGCTCGGCGCATCAGCCGATCCGGGTGGCAGGCTCGATCTATTACAAGAACAGTCTCAAGACACAGGTACGGATCGTCGAGTTGAATGCTGGCTTCGAGCGCGATCTCGACGACTTCATCGAGGCCGTCACCGACATGCCGCCTGCGCCGGGCATTTCGCTCACGCCCGACTTCTCAGCGTCCGACAAGCCGGCCGTCGCCGATGTGCTGGTGACGCCGGTGCGCGAGGGCGCGCAGGATGACTGGTCGCGCTTCGAGGGCGCTTCGGCGGCCATCGGCCACTACATTCGCATGGTGCATGACGGCCGGCTGTCGAAGGACGAAGGCTGGCAGGCGATCTGCGAATACAACGCCGCCATGCTGCGCCCGGCCTGGCCGGTGGAGCGCCTGAAGCGCGAGTCCGAGCGGCTCTGGTCCATCCATGTCGACA